TCATACTTTTTGAATTTTATATCGCTTGCCGGCCAGTTTATAGTTGTCGATCAATGCTGTCATTTCATTTTCATTGAAGGTCAGATCTGACGGCACGAGCACGAAGAAATCGACGGAGTCGCTGCCTATTTCATCATCTGTGAAGAGATATACCGGCTTGTTTTCCTCTTCTTTGTAGATGTATACCGGTTTTAGTTCCTGTTCCTGATATAGATATTCAGCATCGTAGACCAGTGCATCTTTGATACGTATCCTTCGTCCTGAAATATCATATCTGTCGTTCAGTAACTTCTCCATATACACTACCTGTGGGGTGATGTAGAGCCGGTAAAGGTTTGCGTCCCTGTTGCGCCTGAACTGCTGGTATAGGTAGTTTACAGGATTTGTTAAAGCCTGTAGCCATGCTACATGTTTCATCTTCCTCATCCTTGGCGGCACTAAGAGCCTGACGAGTTTGGGAAGATCTACCTCAAATAGTTTACTCATATGATTGCGCTTTGTGGGGTATAGGATATCTGCAGATCGGCTTCATTCAGTATCCTCAGGTAGCCTGCATCCGGACTGTATTTCACGTCAAATGCCGTATAAGGAAGCGCACCGTATCTTGCCTGTGCCTGCACAATATGAGGGATCACCACACCATCCACCTGCTGTAACGCATCTACGAGATAAGCCAGTACCATTGTACCATTGAAGGGAAGATTTTTCAGGTAGTCCTTTATTTTCTTTCCAACGGGATTGGGGTCTGTGCCATCCAGTCTTGAGCCTGTATTATCAAGCACGAGTGGATTGTAGTAGATGTTCAGCGTCAGTTTTAAATTGTCGGCTGGCAGACTTTCAATGATGAGTGGATTAACGCCTGCATCTTTAATACGGTTCATATACGCTTCGAAAGAGGCCAGCTGGATATTGCTGAGTGCATCCAGATCATCAGATACGATTCTGGCCACTTTGAGCCGTAAACCCTTGGCTTGTTCTACGACTGCGCTGAAGGCGATAATCTTTCTTTTTGTTACTTCTTCTTCAGATAGAGTTGTATTATCATAATAGTCTTCTCCATCCACAAGTTCAGAGCCGTATTGAAAGTCTTTTGCTTTGTTGGCATACCAGCGTAAGCTGTGTGGCGCTTTTTCGTTGATGAGTGTGTTCACCTCGTTTTTATGGAGATCGAACAGGTTTTCAAGCGCCCATACCGTTACTGCCACGATGTAGGTCCACATGCGCCATACAGCCGTTTTGCTGGTGCTGTTCAGATCAGTCAGTCCGGCAGTTGCTGTGATCCTGCTGATCATATCGTTCTGTATTTCGGTGATTGTTCTTGCCATAATAGTTTTTTTACTCTTGTTTTAACTTACACGGAGGTCCACCTGTATCCCCATGTAACCGATACCACCTTTGATAGCAGCTTCATCTTCTGTAGTGTAAGCGTTGGCCGGTATTGCGCCTTCATCTCTCAATTTCTGGAATGTGCGGCGGTCAATGATGGCTACGTCCGGTACCCATAGCGTACTTCCGGATGTGAGGTCGTCGGTGATACTTATGCCATTCGCAATTGCAAAGTCGAAGAGGGCGTCAATGCTGCCTTTCAGTTGCATGGAGAGGTCCAGCAGGCACTGGTGTGGTTTTACATTAACTGTTTCCATAAGTAGCGTCAATATTTAGCTGACCGGTATCTGTGATGTTGATCGCTTTTACTTCCATGCCATCGGCAGAGAATTGGCGGCGGATCTCCTGCAGCAACGCTGACGTGTTGTTGTCCTGCAGGAAGCTGAAGGCATCGACCCCGACAGCAGGGAATTCTTTTATGTTTCCCCTGTTGTTGATCAGTAACAGCTCCTGTTGTTGCAGATCGCTGTATCCGATAGTCAGGTCGCCTCCATGTATATCCAGGTCCAGGCCTTCCGTTAACAATATATCTTTCATGATAAAGTACCGTTGAATACGCCGGTTACGGGGCCATTAGCGGTCGTCAGACCGGCGGTGTAATTAATCTGGGCTGTTTTAACATAGGTGTCCACGGCGTCTGCGATTTTACTGCAAAGCATGTCCAGACCTTGTTCTTCATCCGTATCTCCGTCTCTCATGCTTTTGAAAGCGCTTTTGATACTTTGTTCCAGTCCGCTTTTGTTCAGAGGCATATAATTATTTTAAAAGTTTAGCTAATCGGTCTTTGATAGCTGTGAAGGCTGCTTTATTCATCGGTGCATAGATCGTTATGATCTCATCCAGGAGATCATCGAGACATTTCTTCAGGGTATCATCGCCGGCGCTTACTTCGAGTCCGTCTTTATCGAGCTCCAGGTATTTTTCACCGACCTTACACTTTATCATCTCTGGTTCCTGCATGCTAATGACGACATAATTTTCGCTCTTATTGATCCTTGCGATCAGCACACTGGTTTTATCGACCGGAAATGTGAGCATCCCTTTCTCATCCTCTTCGATGACGGAACGCAGGCGTACATCGGGTATTTTCAGGCCCTCATAGGTGATCACGTCAATGGTCCCTTTTGCTTTATCCGACGTCTCAACCTGTGCGGGTATGATGGTCGCCTTTTCCCTGCCAAGACTCCTGAGTGCTTCAATCAGCTGTGATTGTTGTCTGCTCATTTTTTGCTTGTTTTATTGTCTATTCTAACGCCTATTTCACAGGTCCTTCTGCCTCCGCCGGGGCCAAATCTTACTTCAGTACTTTCCAGCAGATAGGTGCCTTCCCGTTCACCGTAGTTACGGTCTTCAAGAATTACTTTGTAACCGGGAAGGGCAAAAGGTTCCAGAAAACAGGTCACCTTCCCTTCAACACCCGTATATCTCAGTTCGGCTGCTTTTGCTTTCGCTGTCTGGTCGACCTGCTCCTGGGTTTGGAAGTGTGGAAGAAAGATGGTCCTGATCGCTCCATTGGGATCACCTCCTACTCCTTTAACGGCTACATTTTTCTTGTCAAAGGAGATGGCATTCACCCTGATCTTTGCATCTTCCGCTTTTCTGAATTTCAGCTGATCATCTTTCACGACGTTAGCACCGATCTTATATTTAACATGGGTCCTATTAGGTTCCTCAATAAAGGCCAGTCCGGCATACAGTTCGCTTTCCGTAAAATAGACGGTGAGAAAAAGGTTGTCTTTAATCCAGTCCAGTACTTCTGTTCCACTGAGGTTGCCTGCGGAGATTTGCTGCACATCCATGTCGGGTATGTTTTTACTCAGGGTAATATCTGTCTCTTTGACGAGCAGCCCCAGGAGGTCTTTCAGCTTTGGTGTTTTACCTTTCTCAGTTGACCAGAGTATGTTCTTACGCCTTAATTGCCAGCTGTAACCTTCACATTCGATCTCACAGGGTGTAGCGGCATTCACTCTTTTAACGAAGCCTTTAAATTCACGCTGCAGATTGTTATCGTATCCCAGCCATATCTCCACCATGTCGCCTTCCTTGAAAGCTGCAGCCGTTGAAACAGAAGCCGGGACATCGGTCGCTTTGGTCTGTAGGCGCGCGGACGCGGGTAAGGTAATAGTGGCGGTGTCTACGAAAGAATAGATACTTCTTTTTATTTTCACATCTGTTACAGCGGAGAGCTTGTAGTTACCTATTAGGATTTTACATTTGAGTGTGAACATTATTTAAGAATTAAATCAAATGGAATGTCGCTGATCAGGTTCATTTCATAGGTCTTGACGTTTTGCACACCGGCCATTTCAGGCCAGGATAGGTCCGTGATGACAACAGTACTATCTTCACCAAGAAGAATGTTTGTCAGCGCACTGTTAATAGTGAGTGCTTTGTCTTCCTGATAGAGTTTGTGTATCTTCTTTATTTCATCTTCAGGATAATTATTGTTCTCCATGATGATGATCCCTTTAATATTGATCTTATAATCTTCCTGTCCTATCAATTCTTTCACGGTGCCGGGGCGACCTACGAGGGCGGTTTCAACAATGGTCTTTCTGTTGGTAATGCGGATAACGGGGTTGGGAAGTTCTACTGCTCCAAGTTGCACCGGCATGAAGTAAGGGCGGCCAAACAGCCCTTTGGCAAAATAATTCGCCTGTGTTGTTGATTGTTCGGGTTGAAGAACCACATCAAAGACGGGAGGCTGATACCCCCACGATTCTCTGAAGATCTTTTTTATATCGAAACTTGCTGCCATAGTTAAACTGGTATTGCGTTAGCACTATTTAAAACCCGGAGCAGGGCTTCTGTTACCATTTGCTCCATATCATTTACGCCTTCCTGTACGGTAGTGGAACTGATGTTTATATTATCAAAAAGCTTTTGCAGATTGATAATGATATTGCGTGCGCCGCCACCTGTAATACCATCTACCTTGTCTTTGGCGTTGCCTAATCCGCCTGCCTGTTCAGGTGTTTTACCAAGTGAGGCGTAGTTGCCTGTTGGTTTCATCGTAGTTGCAGGAGATGTGGCAGGCATCAGGCCTTTCATGGATATCGGCTTCATTTTGACGCCGTCGTCAAATCCTTTGGAGAAAGCAGCGCCAAGTTTACCGGCATTTGCAGCGGCATGTTTGGTCGCGTCTACTCCTACAAGGTCTTTTACGGCGTTCTTGCCTGTTTCCCATGCCTTGCTCCATTCACCCTTGAACATGTACATGATGGCTTGTCCGAGGCCGGAGATACCGCTGATCATTCCTTTAATCCTGTCTATGACATAATCTTTGATCAGTGAGCCGAAAGCTTTCAGCCATTCCCATACGCCGACGACTGCACCTCTGAATCCCGAGAACGTGTTCCATGCGTAGATGACACCAGCTATGAGCGCGACAATTCCTGCGACCACCAGTCCGACTGGATTGAGGCTCATCACGAGGTTAACAGCACCTTGTGCTATTGCCCACAGTTTGTAGCCAACTAAGGCGCCTCCGATCACTGTAGCGAGGAATCCCACCAGTGATGAATGCTCTGATATCCAGTTCGCGGTTGTCTCAAGTAGCGCGGCCATTGGCAGGAGCGCATTATTGATAAAGTCTGTCGCAACTGGTAGCAGCGATGTGCCTAATGCCGTTCCTGCGTTTTCGAGGCGTTCTGTGAAGGCTTGCCATCTTCCGGCTGCTGTTTCACTTTGCGCCTGCATGGCGCCAAAGAATTGCCCGCCAGGGCCTGTTGCTGAGATGAGAGAGTTTGTCAGCTGATCTGTTGAGATCTTTCCTGCATCCAGGTCTCTTTGTAACCTGGTCATGGATATGCCTGAGGTCCTGGATATTTCTTGCAGTGGATTGAATCCTGCTTTCACAAGTTCGGACATGGTGTCAGACGTCAGCTTGCCGTCTGTCTGCACCTGACTAAAGGCGGCAGTCAGCGAGTCCAGCTTTTCCTTGTTGCCGCGGCTTGCGTCACCCAGGAGGCTAAGTGTAGGCACGACGTTGGCTGCTGCTGTACCGGATGCCAGTAATGCTTCTGCGTTTTTCATCAGATCACTGCTGCTGAAGGGAGTTGCAACTCCCATTTCCTGCAAGCTACCTATCAGTGCTTTTGCAGTGGTAGCGCTGCCGGTGAATTGTTGAAAGGCCACCTGTGTCTGTTGAAGGTCCATTGCCATTTTAAGCATGGCCGTTCCTCCTTTGATGATACCATCTACTTCGAATTCTTCGCCTTTGTCTTTGTCATCTTTCTTTTCTTCTTTGGTTTTTTTCCCAATTTGAGCAGAGGCGGATGAAGATGCTCTGGCGCTGGTTATTTCGATTTGTGTGATATTTTCCCTGAGTTCGCTTAAAGACGAACTCAGGGTATTATTGTTTGACATCACAGTTCTCTGGAAGATGGATACTTTGCTCAAAGCAAGATCGGCGGCCTTGCTTATCTGATAATACTCATCACTTGTTGTTTCTGCCATTTTTTATTTTTTTTAGCACGATCTCTACCTTGAGAGTAATGGCAATCCTTTTAGCTCCCGCTGCCGGATGTCGTGCAGTTGTGCAAATTTTTCTGCCCACTGAGCATCAGTCAGCTGCGAGGTGTCAACCTGGGGCAGGTAATATTCGAACAGCGTTTGAATATACCCGAGCGGGTTCTTATCAAATTCGCCGGACGCCTCGCTTAGAGCTTTTCCACTTCAACCTTCTTCGCTTCCAGCAGTTTATCCAGTTGCGCGCCCAGGCCGTACAGGTAAGACTTATCATTTAATATTTCATCATCTCCGCCCAGCCAGGTTGCTTTCAGGATGGTCTCATGATACGCCAGCGGATCGCCTGCGATCAGGGTCATGGCATAACTTACTTCATCTCTGTTAGGCTTTCTGCAATAACCTGTTTTTCCATCAGCAGCTGTCAGCTTGAATACATCTTTGTATTTCTGCTTCCAGGCTTCAATATGTTCTTTGGTAATTGCTACCGGTTTTTCTACTGTCATAATCTGTTAAGTGTATAGGTGTTTATTTAAAATAAGGTGATCGTGCTATGTTATTATACGTTCTGTTGCAGTCCCATGAAGACGATCGGCATCGTGATCTCCATGAATTTCGCGCCCTGTTCCCAGCCTTTCTCAAATTCTTTGAACTGGAAACCGCGGATAATATCTGTACGTGGAACAGACAGACCATCTTTTACATAAGTAACGATGATGTCGGCTGTAAGGTCCAGCAGATCTCTGCCACCGGCAAGTCTTACCGCATCAGCCAGTACGTCGTATTCAAATTTCAGCAGTTTGATCTCGCCTTCATATGTGCGTTTACCGCGTTGAATGCCGATCGGCTCATCACCTGCGCCATGCAGATGTTCTTTTTCCTGCATCAGTTTGTATTTGATACCACGGATGCCTGTTAATTCTTTACCGAGCACTACTACCTTCATGTTTGCCCAGGTACATTCTTTGTTGTCAAAAATCATATTGGTTCTTTTTTAAGTGAATAACAGCTTTACTGGAGAGCAGGATTGGTGAAACCGAGTAATACTTCAATTGTTTTAGTATATCCCATTGGTACAATAGCTGCTTTAACGGTGAGCTTACCGGTGCTGAGTACGTTCTGATCTGCGTCAATGTATGCGCTGAAGGAACTGATCTCATCTACCATTGCAAGGTTTACTGCTGACTCGATCTTGTTTTGCAGGTACTTGATAACAGGTACGCTGATCTTACCACTTTCGTCGATGGTGATCTCATCATTCAGTTCTTCTACGTACGTCTGATATGCGACCATAGTAGCTTTGTCAATCACCCTGCCTAAAGCCAGCTGGCTGTAGTCGTCCGTAACAGGAGCGCACATCGGATCATCATTCAGATAATAACCGGAGCGGCCAACAAACGTGCGCAGGAAGATGTAACCTTTGTCATGCAGCAGATCGCCGGATGTCAGGTCTTCTGATTTTGCAGTGTTTACGTAAGCGGACAGGATTGGTAATGCGCCGTCTTTTACACGACCGATATTACGCTGTACAGGGATAGATGCTGCACGTCCGAGTACTAATCCTACTGAAGCGCTACCATCGTTGGTGGTGCTGCCTATAACAACACCTGCATGGTTAGCGGTGTAGGTACGCAGGTCTTTCAGTGTAGCGAGATTGGCTGTATCCAGTTTACGTCCTTCGATCAGTACACGTACTGGTTTGTACTGTGCGCCATAGGCCAGTGCCAGTTGCTGCGCTTTGGTGATGGCATCCAGACTGTCTTTGTCCAGACCATCAGTTAATCCCGGGATGTAGGAAGCTGCAGGGGTACGGGTAAGACCTAATAATCTGATACGGCCCTGTGCTGCATCCAGCAGTTTTGTAGCACCTGTTGCGTTTGTCAGGTCTGCCTGTTGTGTAAGCGTAACGGTATCTGCTACGGTCATGATGTACAGTTCTGCGCCTTCTCCTGCCAAGTCATAAAATTCCCTGATGTGGCGGTGTGCGCTGGCGTTGCTGCCTGTTGCGAGAATGCCGAGGTCTTGTGCTTCATTCAGACTGAAGATCACTTTTGGTGTACCCAGTGGAAGACCAGCAGTTGCTACGCCGGTCAATACCAGTCCTGCTACGCCATCTTCGGTTGCAACATTTGCTCCCAGATTGCCGTTTCCTAATGTAATTGCTACTTTTGGTAATGCCATTTCTTACTTTTTTTGGTCATTGTAATTGGTTTAAATTGCTATTTACTGTTGCTGTAAGCCGCCTGACTGAACAGGTCATAAATATTCTGCTTCCTGGTATTGCCATCCAGCTCGCGCAAAAGAATGCTTTGTAATTTCTGAAGTACTGCATCCTGTAGGTCAGGTGATACTTCTTTCAGTGCTTTTACGAAGCATACAAGTTTTGCTTCAAGGTTTGGTTCCTGCCGGCAGGTATTCACGATGTTCAGGGTTTCAATGCCTGTTTCCAGCGCCTGTAATACTTTGTTCTTAAAAATTGTGTCAGCATCTCCAGGGATGATTGCTTCCAGTAAGTCGACCAACGGGCTTTCCATTGCGGATTTGATGATTTTTGTCACTCGTAATGCTTCTTCAGCATGGCGGTCGACGAATGCATCAAATTGTTGTAATGCCTCTTTGATCTTTGATCGGGTTTTTCTGCAAAATGCCATAGGTATGTGTTTTATAAATCGCTGAATGTTTCACGTGCATCAAAAGAGGGGCACGCTTTTTTAACAAATGGAAAGTCCCGGTGGCCCTGGACCCGCGCTTGCGGATATTGTTGCTTCAATAGCGTGACCAACGTTCTCATTGCGTCTTTTTGTGCGATCGTTCTGTTATCTGATGGCTTGTTATCAGCATCTACTCCGCCGATATAACTGACGTGAATGCTGTTTGCATTATATCCTGCTACGCCGTTACAGACACGATCTGTTGTTGCCAGTTGTATTACATTGCCTGATGCTTCGATCAGGTAATGATAACCGGGACTTTTCCATTTGAGATATTCTTTCCAATAATGCTGGATGGCTTCAGGATGCGTGTCCTGAGAGGTTGCAGTACAATGGATAACAATAAAGTCTATTCTACGCATTTCACTATCGGGGATTACTCCTGTTCAGCGCGTCTTCCAGCCGCTCCATCACTTTCGTGTTGTTGTCGATTACACCCAGCATTTTTTCACGGTCATCATCGAGGTATTGTGTCAGACGGTCTTCCAGTTTTATCTGGCGTTTCCATAATATCCAGGCTATGCCTACTAAAACGACGACTGAAAATGCCTGGTCTCCGATCCGCTGTAAGACGGTCTGCTCAGGATCTGCGTGTATGATTGCATTTAATAGTAACATCTGAGGTTAACATTATCACTGCCCGATCACTATATTATCTTTTTTTCGAAACAGTTTCTTTTAGGGTTTACTTACTGTCAGCAAGCGATTACAATACAAAGGAACGACATTAACGCACGTTGAAAAAATCGGGAAACAATGCTTATTCTTTTATTGTACAATCATAATTCAATCATTGTTCAATCATTAAAATTGCAAGCGGAAAAGAGGCGTATTGCACCGACCTTTACATCAGTTAACCAACAAAAAAAGTAATAACCTCAAACAATAAAAATGGATAGTTTATTTTCAAATCTCTTCCTCGCGTTGGAAGCACGTATTGAGTCCGGTGTTCCTTTAATTAAAGGCGTATACCCGGAACTTTCACAAACAGAGAATTACAATGGTAATCCTAATGTATGGCCTTGTGTATTTCTTGATTTTACAAACCTGACGTATTCAGAATTGACGGGTTTTGTACAGGCCGCGTCCGGCGAACTGCAATGCAGGGTGGCGTTTCCTGTGACCAATGCCAACGGGTCTACTTTTCTGGATACGCCTGCTGCGCTTAATTATTATGAAGCAGAACTGAAATTACATCAGGCGTTACAGGGATGGACAAACGGCACGATTGCCCCCTTAGTCCGTGTCAGTGTCAGCACAGAAGACAGGGATGATACCTTTCGTGTGCGTGTACTCACTTACAGTCTTAATTTTAATGAAAGTCCTGTGTCTCCGTTAACCAGTGAGATCGCAAAACCACCATTGGAAGTATTGACCTGATGACAGAAATTGTTTGGCTAACAGAAAAGGCAGAATTTGATATATTCTGCTTTTATTTATCTATATTTAGATCTTCTAATCTGTTAGCCAAATCAATTAAACTATGAACCGTTTTACATTGAAAGCCTGCTGTATCCTGATGCTCTTTGCATCCTGTTTTATCTTTTCTTCTTCTAATGCACAACAGTTAAAGATCTTAGGAAAGCCATTTTCAGAAGCATATAGTTTTGCCGGCATTGTTGCACAAACAATGAAGCTAAACGCGCCTGACAGTGCAAATACAAACACTGATCACAGGAGAATGCAGGTGTCTCTGAAAGGGCCTGATAGTGATACCAGACGCATTATTGTAGAATTTATCAAAGCCGACGCTGCCCCGGATATCATTGGGTCAGTAAGCATCACAGGAAGGATCCCTGATATTATAGAATTGTATGCGGTCCTTTATGATAAAAAGGTAAGGGATGTAAAGCCAGAGGATGTTTATACGGCGGTTACCAGGGACGGTGAGGTCATCAGTGTGCGAACGGATATCAAGCCAGCTTATATTGATTTTGAAGGCTTTTTGGGTCGCATTGTCATCAGGAAAAAGTAA